ATGAGGCGAGGGGTAAAGCCAGCAACGCAGGCGCGGGCCAACTGGGCGATAAAATCCGCCTCACCGGTTCTTTCTTTGGGAGTTCGGGCTGCAAGTCACGTCGATTACTGGCGCCGCCATGCGGATAAATCCCTACAAGATGGAAAGGCAGCAACAACAGTACGAACGGAGCTAAACGAAGTTGCCGCGCTTTTGCGATGGATACTTGACGCAGACATTACAGTAGTAGCAATGAAACCCTCGTCAGTGCAGGCCATTCATGATGCGGCAAGATTGGCGGCTCGTCACGTTGGGTTGCAGGTGAAACGCTTTAAGCCGATGCAGCGTCCGGGGCGAGTAAGTATTGATGAGTTGGAAGAAATCATTACAGATATAGAAAAGTTAAAAAGCCCATATAAAGAAGCGGCTAAGATGATGCTATTATTTGCATTAAGGGCAACAGAGACAACAACATTAACGAGAAGATCAATAATAGGCAGTATGTTATTTATCCCAAACAGGGCAACAAAAACATGTGCAGATTTATCAATTCCAATACCAATTAAATATATAGACATTGTTAGCGGTTGGCTTGCGGTAATAGAGGAATCAAAAATAAATTACTCAGCAATGGAAATGTTTATTTATCGTGCTGGTGTGAAATGGCGTTGTCATGATTTAAGAAAAATATTCAGGACATCAGCGGCAGTAAGGGGAGAGGATTATTTAGCAGTAGAACTAATACTTAATCATTCTATAAAAGATGTGCCAGCCACATATATTCAAAATGCGCCACACAAACAAATGCGTAAAGCCATAGAAAATGCAATTGATGAATATATGACATTTGTTTAACCCTCCTTTAGCATCACCAGCCGCCTATATGGCGGTTTTTTTTTTCGCCTGTATTCTTGGTTATAAATGTTGTGAAATTGTTAAATAACACATGTAAATAAATTGTTAAATGTAGTTGTTTTAATGTTGCTTTTTGCGGGTGTGGATAACTACCTGTTAGATAGAAAAACGCGTAAAGATTCAAGTGATTAGCCGTGTGAGAATGGCTATTTCATGAAAAATATATATAACCTTTAAAATCAGTGTGTTAATAGAAAATACCTTTTTACGGTATTAAAAATGACCGTTTATGGTTGTTACATTCTACAAAATCACAAAAGTGAGAAACTAAAAGTTAATGCATATAAATTAAATATATATTTCAATTGGTTGCGGATATGTTATATGTGGACTGAAAACACATAACATCAGCAATAGCATGGATGGATAGGGAAGAAAGAGGCATAAATACCCACAAGTGAAACAAAATATTTCAAGAATACACAAAGCCGGGCGAGAATGGGGAAAGTAAGGGAATTGGCGGCTAGTTCTAATCAGAGGAAATTTAAATTATTTTAATTTCAACTAGTTAAATCAAATCTTGATGATGGTTTCATGTTTTAAATACACTTAAATTGATTTTCACCATGAAATTAAACGCTTATAAATCAATGCAATAGATGATACCTTTTTAGCGGAAATAGAGCGTATTCTCGCCTTTGTTTCAGTCATCTGGTATGACCACCCGAAACGACTATTGATACTTGTCGCTTTCATTAAATCAGGCACTAAAACGGTAGGTCACTCTATTGCTCGCCCTTGGGGGCTACGTTGATTTTTATCGTCACAGCTTTGTTTCAGACCGCATGAGCACTGATATTAATCAGGGTTTGAATAGTTATTCATTGGCAGTCTCGCCAATAATAATTACTGTTTTTGACTTGTTACATTTACAAATGGCGTCAACTTGGTGCGCATCAGGGCGGAAAGTAATATTAATAAAGTTGGCATGATAAATGATATACACATAGCGATTGAGGCGCGGCGGGGTTTTGATAGGGTATTGACAAAAAATCATTTCGTGCAGGTGGGTAAAAAGTCGGTATTTATCCACAGGACATAGTGTATAGCCTGCGGGCCACTTGTCAGGCGTGACTACAATCCGCTTAACTTGCGTGCTTTGCTTAACGCCATAACCACGAATAAAGGGTTTTACATGGCATACGGGCGCATCTATCAAATTACAGTCATTACACCAACAGGCTTCACATTAACCATAGATAATGGTGATGTTGACTTCTCATGTACCCGCGATAATGAAGAAGAGCCCAACGAAGCCACATTAACTATTTACGGCCTAACAGCCGACACACAAAATCAAATAGCAGTGGCGGGGAGTTTGGTAACTGTCGCCGCTGGTTATAAAGATGAGGGGATGCCTACTCTTTTCCAAGGAGAGTTAAGCTCCGCCGTCACAATAAAGAATGATGAGGTTTACGCTTTAGAGATTCGTTTGCATGAATCATTAATACCTTACCGGGCCTCGACTACATCCCGCACTTTTGCCGCTGGATCTTCTTTAAATGCAGCGGTTCAACAAGTCGCAAAAGACATGGGGCTAGGGGCGCAATTATCACCCGCTGCCAAAACCCTTAACCTGTCAAAAAATCTATCAATTGCCGCCTTATCTCGCGAAGTGCTCGCCAGCTTATGTGCTCAATGTGATGCAGCTTGGTCTATTCAATATCAGTCAGTCATTGTCACCGCTGGGGATGCGATAACAGCGGGAGCAGCGTCTATTAGTCCAGAGTCAGGGCTTTTAGGTACACCACGATTAAAGATACACACGCCAAAGCGCCGGAAAAAATCGTCAAAAACAGGGAAGACATCAAAATCTAAAAAGACCGTATACCCATTTCCTCCACCCGGCGCTCAGACTGATTACAGCAGAGGTGCACGACGTCAAATCGGCGTGATTGAGGGAATTGTGTTCCGTTCAGTATTAAGGGGTGGAATCGAGGTAGGCGACACTGTGGAGCTGATTTCGCCATCGCTTGGCACATGGTGGGTAGTAATCACAAGCATCAAACATCGATTTGGCACGCGTGACCACTCAACATGGGAAACGGAATTTACCGGGGTGATTAAATGAGGAGCGTGTCACAAGTAAGGTCAATGATTCGTCAAGAATTTGGCTCAATGATTCTGACGCTTGAGGCAAAAATAGTTTCAATTGCTGGTGGTAGAGCAACAGTGAAACCTACAGCCCGTCGCACATTTGAAGATAATGAGGATTCGGTCGAATATCCGCCAATCCCTGATGTAAGGGTAATCTCTCTTGTTTGGAATGGGGGTAAATCTGGTATTTCAGGCCAGATAAAAGAGGGCGACGATTGTTTACTTATCGCCATTTCTCATACTGATAACGATACGCCAGACCACAAAGTATTATCAGCTTGCGCGGCTATATGTGGTTTCTCTGATGTATCCTCACAACCATTCCCCGGCGCCGCTGGCGTGTCTATCTATAGCGACTCAGCACAAATACTGCTTAATGATAAATCTATAACCCTGACTAATGGCGGAGGCGCTGAAATTATGATGACCGGAGACAAAATAATCATAAATGCGGGCGGCGGGCTGACAATCAAAGCGAATACAAACGTTGAAGGCAATCTGTCATGGTCTGGTACTGGTGAGGGCTTGGGCGGGAAATTAAAAGTTCAGTCGGCTGAAATTGGCGGGTCAGAGTATTCCGGTCATCAGCATGACGAGACAGGCGGAAGAACATCAGTACCTATTAATTAAGGCGGTGATAGTGAATGTATTAAGTGAATACGGCGCACATCTGGCAACCAAGAATGGTGAGTTTCTACTCGCTGGCGATATGACGCACGACATCAAGAAAGGTGCTGTCATTCGTGTTACGGAGCGATGTGGATTGCTTATTAAGCGCGTTGGTGTGGCTAAGTTATTAGATGTGCCTCAGAAAATAGTCCTACAAATGTGCGTTCGTGTAGACATTCCGGGGAAGGGGCCGGGAATTAAGCGAGGCTATAGGCCGCATTACTCAACGATAATTTATGAAACCGCTCATCAGGCCGCATTAGCTCAGGCCATGCATGATGCTGGGGAAGGTTTTGCAATGGATGACATTCTAGACCTTGAGTGTCTTGACGCTGAAATGACAGTTGTTCGAGTGGTTATGGTGACTAACTATGTACATCAATATAGAGCAGTACAAACAAGCGCGTAATACGGGAGCTTTTGAATCCCCCAGCCCGCCGCAACAGATGGAAAGGATAACGTTAAAAATGCTCACAGGACAGGGGAGGCGTGAGTTAGATGTGGGTTATGTGGTTGAAATAAAATTAATGGGCGGTTGCGGTCGCTGTATGGTTACTACCGCCAAGTTAGTTGCTGTCAAGGGAATTTATGTTTGATGTAATGCAAGATGATGAAGGTGTCATCATGCGTAACGGCGATTTAGTGCTTGATGGTGGCATTGATGGCATAGCCCAACAATGTGAAATCCGTATTGGCATGAGTCGCGCTGAATGGTGGCTTGATGAATCAATCGGCTTGCCGTGGTTCTTTGGCATTATGGGAACAAAACTACCCGCTAGCACGGTTGCAAAAATGGTGGTGGCTGAAGGTTCTAAAACTGCTGGTGTGAGCGGCATTATCACAACTAGCACTGCTTTCGTCGGCGGAAGACTATCTGTTTTCTATAACGTAAAAGTTGGTGCGGATACTAAAGAGGCCTCATTGTGAAATTAGTTGATGAATCCGGCTGGAGAGGGGCGAGACTACCGGAGTTGCGTGGCGAGATTTACGCACGGCTAAGGGAAAAACTCGGAACCATATCAAGTGAAGGCGATGCTGTTATCGGTCAGATAATCGGTGTTAATGCTGAAGATGATTTGCAGGTTGTGGAGTCGCTAGGCTGGCTCTATACGGGCTTCTTTATTTCTCAAGGGGAGGGGCCGCAGCTTGACGGCAAAGGGGAGATTTTAGGCGTCAGGCGTAGAGGGTTGACTCACTCATCTGTTGTGGTCGTCTATTTGTTGGAAGATGGTGGAAGCGTTGCCTCAGGTGACGCATTTACAGTTAGCGGCATTAATGGTAAGTGGGGAGTTTCCGCTCCGATTATTGCCGATAAAAAACGAGCCGTTGGGCTGGTCTTAGCAATTAATGAAATCGCATTAGTTTCCGGTAATGTCTTTGTTATATCTGTTAATGCCGTTGATTACACCACAATTTATGAAACCGGTGATTCATCAGTATCAGTGATATCTCGTCTTTTCGGTATTGCAGCCGAAGCTAACACCAGCTTATCAACCATGTCTACTGAGTTCGGTCTAATGCTGTATGTAGATGATGGGGAGACGCTGGCTACATTTGCTTACAGTGATGAAGTATTTAGCGTTATTCGTGTTGCCGTACCGGTCATGGCCTTCTATCAGTCTGATGACGAATTCCCGCTAGTTGAGTACGGCGATATAGTGACTGATAAAATATTAGTCTTGTCGCAAGGGCTCAGGGGCTTTGAGATTGAACTTGATGAAGTGTATAGGCCACGACTTCAGGCAGCAGCTAATAAGCGCTCAATAGGTGTCGCAGCGTCAAGGCCGGGCATCAGAGCAGCAGTGGCGGCGGTTTCCGGTGTTACTTATTGCTCGGTAAATTCAAATAGAGCAATTGAAACAAATTTGGACGGCCTGCCGGGTAAATCTGTGCGCGTGTTTGTATCTGGTGGCAATGATGATGATATCGCGCAAGCTATTTGGGATTCAGCAGCGGGAGAGGTAAATACTTACGGTGCCAGTTATGGGACAGCATCAGACGGTGAAGTTACTGAAACCATGTACTTTGACCGACAGGCGTATCAACTAGTTTACGTATCAGTGTCTGGTGCCGTTTGGGACACTGAAATAGGCACGCAACCTAGCGATTATTTCACAGTTGTTAGAACGGTTATAGAAGACTACTTCAGCGCATTACCCGTTAGCCGTGATGTGTTCGCGGGGCAAATATACGCCCGGTTATTAATCGCGCTCCCTCCCCTTACTGATATTATTATATATGTGGGAGTTAACTCCCCGCCTACAGAGAGAGCGGTGGGCATTCCTGATGGTGCCATCGGTGTAACTAAAGATTCAGCAATCACAATTGAGGGTGAATCATGAAACCAATTATCACCCCAATAGAAGAATTAGCCCGGAAACGATTCACCTCAAAAGTTAGGAAAATAAGGAATATAAAACTAATGGGGGGCATTAGAGCCAACACATCCGCCATTAAAAGTGCTATTGATTACCTCGAAACTGGCTTTTCTATCTCTGACGCATCAGGGACGCTACTAGATGCCTGCGGTGAATTGCTTGGCACCAAGCGTGATAACGCGAGTGATGAAGAGTACCGTGATAGATTGCGTTCATTTTCTGTCATTACCAGTTCCCAGCAGAGCAGGCCAACATTAGGCGCATATTTACACGCAACGTATAACCTTAATTTCCTTCCTATAGACCGCGTAAGTCTAATTTCCGGCGCGATTGGTGCGGTGTTTAATCGGGCGCCATTAGGGAGAATGATATTTTCATCCCTAGGTAGCATGGCGCCAAACATGCAAATTAATGAGGCTATGGCATCGGCTACGCTGTCAGTTGATGTTTATAGCGCCGCAACACCTCCAAATGCAACGATGGTCGATAACGCAGCGATGATGCCCGGTAACATATTTCCGGCTGTATGGGGCGGAATTGAATACGAAAGAACACAAAGAGCCATCAGAGTCAGTGACGGGGCAACAATCAGGGTTAAAACTGGATTCTCTGTATTAACTCGCACTCTTGGTAATTCTCAAGCAAGTGGTGAACCCATGTCACCCAAAAACACATTATTAACCGTAAAACATATGGTGATATCAAATGGATAGTTGGGCTGAAGATGATGTGACTTACCCGTCAAATAATGCGGATGTTCCAAATAAGACGGAGCCAAAACAAGAGCTTCAGGCGACGGGGTTTGCTCCCACTTATATTGATTCGGGCGGCAATTTAGTCATTGGCGACGGAGTGACCGCTCAACACATGAATTACATCATTTGTGATTTATACCGAAAATATAGAGAGTTACGTGACCGGATTCAGGTATTAGAAGGAGGGGCTGGTGGATAAATTCGCCCACGTTCACAGAAGCTACCCCATGAGTAATGGCAAGTACCCAAGCAAAGAGCAACCCAATAACAAAAAGATAGCGGAAGGGTTTAGGCCTACTTTATTTGCGCCTGATGGGTCTATTGCTTTAGGTGATGCTGTTGAATTCAAAGAACTTAATTATATTTTTTCTGACATGTATGAAAAGAACAATGATTTAGACAGTAAAATTAGAATATTAGAGGCTAAATAATGGCAATAACAGAAGATGAGCTAATCGCTATTAGTGAATTACCATCCGGCGCGGTCGCAAATTCAGCGATACAACCGGATTTGATAACACTTCATGAGCTCCGGGGAAGCATTGAGCAAGTTGTGTCACTGCCGTATCAACACACGCTTGTTGATGTGTTCGGTGGTAACGATAGTGGATTATGGTCGCAATCCTTCCAAAATCCGTTACAGCGCGTTGTATTAGATTTAGAGATATTCTTCGATACAGCCGTAGAGAATGTTCCGCCGAACTTATCAGCACTTACATTAACGTTATCGGGCTTCTCTGCGGGCTCAATATTTACCCCGGCAACTACTGCCAGCGCAGCGGCGCCAGTAAATTTCTTTGGCCTTAACATTGCAGGGATTAGCCCAAAAATTAAGCTAGGCGGTCGCCGCCGTCGTTTGGAGCAATCAGGGCAGGTAATAATTCCTCTAACCGCAATCTTGCTTTCAACAACACCCTTGACCTCGCAAGAGCAAAATAGAGTGTTATCAGTAAAATTGGAGCGAACAGATAAATCACAACAGACGATTATCCCGATAATTAGCGGCATGGTGTATGCAAATCCACTACCTTCCCAGCGTGATATTACGCTTGTCGGATAACATTACTAACGCCTGATGCAATATGTGAAAATTGCAAATCATAGGTTTGTTGATAACAAAGCTGAGGTTTGTGTGAGAGCGACGGCAAGAACAAAGGTAAGTTTTCAGGATTTTTATCAAATGAAGCTGTTTGCGCGGGTTGTGGCCATACGCACAAATACGGGTAAGTGGCGATTATTTGGCTTGTGCCGAAACACAGAAACAGCGGTTTATGTTGAGGCTGCGCGGGGTGGTGTGCGTGAATGGTCAGGGCTTAATTATCTTGCGGATTTTTGCAATAGCATCGGTGTAGAGCTATGGGAAGTGCACAACAAAAAGCCCGCATAATGCGGGCTTGTTCAGATTTAAGGTTTGCTGATTATTCAGGCGCTACTGGCCATTCGACATCAGGTGCTTTTGATATATCAACTTTAGTTAGCTCATAACGATATTTTTGCCACGCAGCTAAGCGCGGAATATCTTCATCATCAATGTAATCGCCGTCTTTTGCGTCACGTATCGGGGCAATGACTTCTGCTGCATGTGCAATGAGTTCTGTCTTTTTATGCTGAGATAATAAAATGAGTTCCTCTGGCGTTGGCGGCGGGTTAGTCATCAGCATCGCCACCTCTTCCGTGATTGATACCAGGCCCGTTTTGATGGCTCCCTCTGCGCAGTCATCTTCATACGCATAGACTTCATTTTTCTGGTCTTTGTAGTATTTCATTATCTCAGCTCCTTCCAAATTCCGATGACTCCAGTGGCATCAACGCGGTACGTATCATTCGGCATAACGATAAAAGTTGCGCTATGTTGTAACCACTCAGTGCCACCGCCGCGCGGATGGACAATCGTGCCAGTAGAGCCCGTTTGACAATTCAATCCGGAGCTTTGCCTGTACTCAGTAGTAGAGTCAGCAACAGTAAAAGGCGATGTTAGCGGCGTAATAGTCGTTTCAACGAGGGAAGAATGGCAAATTTAAACAGGCTTTTTAAGGTTGATATCTCTCGACAGTCGAGGGCTGCATCCTATGCGAATTTTGGCATTGGATTGATTACGGCACTGGCGCCGGGATTTTATGGATTAACAGCTAAAGATTTTGAATCAGCGAAGCTGGAAGATATGGCACGTTTGGTACAAGTTTACAGTAGCTATGATGATGCTATTGAAGCGGGTGTGACTGGTGCGGCACTTAATGCAACAAACCGCTATTTTGCACAAACACCAACACCAGACCAATTGGTTATAGCTGACATTTCAGCAGCGTACAAAAATACGGCGATTTTACTGAATGGTAAAGATTCAGGCGTACCGCAAGCAATCGCCGCTATTGCTATTGTTGTTGGTGATTCTGTGCTTACAGCAACATTCCAAGATTCGGAATGGGAGGGGACCGTCGCAGAAAAAATCACTATCGATGAGAACAACACATCACTTTACCGGGTCGCTGGTCGAGTGGTCTTTGTGGCTGGTGCTGATGTCAATCTCGAATCCTCAGTAGTTGAACCTGTAGCATACCCGTCTGCAATTGTTGATATTAAACGTCAAAATAACAATTGGTTCTTGCAGATGAGTACATCGCGGGATGACGCGTTATTACAGCAAATTGCCGATTGGACAGAAGCGCAGCCGGATAAAATGGCTGTTGTCGTTGATAACTCGAAAACTTTTGCTATCACCCAATACCTGCATGATAACCAGTACGCCGGGACATTCTCAGTATGCACCCGTATTGCATCCAATTATCTTGACGCCGCTTTAGCGGGCCGCTGCCTGACTATGGCGCCGGGCTCAGAAACGTGGGCGCTAAAAACCCTAGCAGGGGTACAAACAGATAGTTGGTCAGAGCAGGAATATCAAGATATTACCGCCCTAAACGGTAACACTTTTGAGGATTACGGCTCGGGCATCATGGTGACATTCCCCGGCACAAGCGGCGATGGTGAAAGTATTGAAGTTGTGCGGTTCTGTTTTTGGCAGCGTGACAGGATGCAAAAGAATCTGGCAACGTTATTTATCAACAAAAACAAAATTGGTCATGACCCTGACGGCTACGAAGTTGTTTGCGCCAATATGGAAAGCTCACTTGCGGAAGGTCAGCGGGCAGGCGGCATCATGCAAGATTTTGCTGACGGTGATACAGCTTTATCTGGTTATACAGTCACGCGCCCAACAATGGCCGAGGTGACAGGCGCGCAACGCATCAAAGGTGACTTAACGGTCAAGTTCCAATTTTATTTGCGTCACGCCATCAAGCATGTTGATGCTATCGGTAACGCGGTTACATACGGGGTTTAACTATGTTTTTAGGCACAATGTCGTCAAAAGACTGGATTATTGTTATTGAGTCAGCACCTGTAATTGGTTTGGCTGACAGTAGCAATATCGAGATTGAAATGATGAGCGATAAAAACTCAGTAACGGCGGGTATCGGTGGCGATTGGAGTTTCGTCCAAAACCCTGATACCGGCGCAACGTTAAAATTTACCACTCAGCGAAATTCTATTTCAAACGCTTATCTGCATCAGCTTTTGCGTCTTGATCGCATATTTACATTTACGCTCACTAATAAGCGCAATGGTTCGACGCACTCCGCACCATACGGAATGATACAGCGCCAGCCAACTGACGGCGCACTAGATGGAAAGGGCGCCCAAACACTGGATTGGGCTGTTATTACCGGTGACGTTAAATCTGTGATTGTTTAAGGGAATAGAATGAGCGACGAAATGCAAAAAAAGATAGAAATCAACGGAAAGCATTACAGTATTGTGCGTATGAATGCTTTTGATGCTATTCATTTTAAGTTGCGCATGGCAGAGCTATTGGCTAAGCATGGCGTTAATCTGTCTGGCTCGTTAATGGAGGCGGGTGGGCGCATGTTTGCCATGTTGAATGAGCAAGACCATGACGAGATATTATTCCGCTTGCTCAACACGTCGCAGGCGCAATCATTGGATAATGATTTATATCTCGATAGTTGGGAGGCTTTAAATATCACCTTCAAACCGGTTGATATTACTGACGTTTACTTGTTGGGGCTGGAATGTATTAAGTTCTCGATTTTACCGGTCGTGGAAGGTTTAAAAAAAATATTGGTCTGGACATGTCCCTAAATGTGATGGAGTTCGTGAAGACGCTATCAAGCGGCTTGCTGCAAAACTTGACCCCGAAATCCTAGCAGAGCTCCCCGTCTGGAGAGTGATAGAAAGTGGCCTGATATCCTTCAGTGACGTGACATCAGGCCGCGCCTCATTTGATCGCATCATGCGTGCGGCGGCTTTAATTTCCTTTGATTCCGCCGTGGCAAATATCCCCACCCCAAAAAATAAGGCGTAATCATGGCAGAAGAAGCCCGCGACTTAGTCACAACCGTAACCGCAAAGGCAGACCTTACCGGCCTTTATGCATTTCAGAAAGAAATAGACCGCGCAACCAAGAAAGTAAAGCAGTTAGATGCAGTAATACGTCGCGCCAATCGACTATCACCCCACGCTAGCAATATGCATGGTGGTAATGGCGGTGGCTCGCGCCTACCATCCGGCGCCGCTGGTCTGTCTATTGCGACGGCGGGACTTGCTGGTGGACTTGGCGCTAATTTAGTTACTAGAGCCCTTCCGCCGCCACCTAAAAAAGGGGGCGGTCAGTGGGGGGGCGGAGCATTGCCACCAACACGAAATCACTTTCCATTACTGGGGGCTGGCTCGGATGCAGGTCGTGCCATGGCGAAACCTTCATCAAGAGCTCCGCTTTCCAATAGGAGTGGCGGTGCGGCTTTTGGTCAGTTTGATTTTGGTCGCATCGATTGGGGCGGCGGGCCGGAGACTAAAGCCATAAAAACACCCAAAGCCGCAAGAAAACCGGGTGAATCAAGCGGTAGTAATAGCATGATGCGGGGGCTTGCGGGAGCGGCCAGTGCATATGGTCTGGCAACGGCAATGGGCGCAGTTGCAGACCAGCTTGACCGCATACAGAGCGCAAAGGCTCAGTTAGACTCTTTACCGCAGTCAATTGAGGGTGGTGCTAAAGCATTTCAAGACATGTCAAAAGCTGCTAATGATGTGCGGGTGTCCTCCGAGCCGTTCATAAGTACCTACACGAACATAGCAACCGCGACAAAAGACCTGAAGATGAGCCAGGAAGATACGATAAAAACCACTCAGGGGCTTATAGGAGCATTGCAGTTAGGCGGAGGCAGTCAGCAGGCGGTAAACAATGCACTTTATCAAATGGGGCAAGCCTTTAGCTCTGACAGGTTCGCGGGTGATGAATTTCGCTCATTCATGGAGGCCATAGGGACACAGGCGCCAGAGGTCGCCAAGGCTTTTGATACTGACGTTAAAGGCCTGCGCAAGATGTCAGTGGATGGTAACGCCGCACAAATGGCTGCATATTCTGTATATACAATGGCGATAGCCGTTGTCCCATTTATCATTGTATTGGCTATTACTAAGTTGGTAGAGGCAGTGGAAAAGGCGCATCCATCACAGCAGCCAAAACCAATGACGTTAGCAGAACTGGAAACGGCAGCAGATAAGCTGAGAGAGGAAGCGACTTTATCAGGTAAATAGCGACAATCCCCGCAGTAAAAACAAAGACTATCTCAGAGTAGAGTCCACTTATCAGTAATGGTTAGTGGGCTTTTTTTATGACATTTCTAACAGGTAGTATTGAGGCACCGACAGAAAAGGCCGTCATCGTTCTTGAATCTGGCTTGGTTGTCACCCTTGATGTGCGGCTCAGTGAACGTTATTCACAAAAGCGGTCCGTATCAAAATCAACGATAGAAACCGGTTATAAAATCTCTGACGGCAATGTCACAGACATGCCTGAAATAGCTTTTGAAGGGATTATTACCGGCGTGTCGTCACTTATAAACTTACCCCGAAAACCCTTTGATAAGGAGCAAGCCGACGCCGCCATTGCCAGCATTGATGCCGCTTTCAAAGCAGAAGAGTTAGCCACTGTTTACACTTCTTTTATCACCGTTCCTGATTGCGTATTCACGTTATTTGACGTTGAAGCCACACCCAAGCAAACAGCATATATCGTCAAAATCGAAGCAGAAAGCATTCGCCGGGTAACGTTTGCCACTGCGCAAGGCGCACCTACGAAAACCAGCAAACCAGCAGGTAAAGCCAAAATCAGCAGTGGAAAAAAGACGGCCGAATCAATTAGCACAAATAATGCACCAAAAACGGATATTTTGCATTTCTGAGGGTGATAACGATGGCGGAAGAATTTTACAGGTTGCCACTTGTGGCATCTATTCCAGACCAAGACTTGTTAGTTAATATAATTTCAATAACTTGTAATGTAAGGGTTTTTTATACTACCGGCTCGCTGTCATGGTGGCTTGAATTGTCCAGCGCTGACAATTCTGTGACGCTGTCACAAATAGCGCTGAGACCAGATGTTATGCACTTTATTGAAGGCAAAATTTCGGGCTATACCGGAAGCGCGTCTATCGGTATGTGCACTAACAGGCCGGGCGGTATTTACAGCAGTATTGATGCGTTTGCGGGTGATTTTTACCTTTATTTTTCCGATGTAATTACCGTGGATTGAAGCACTAATGCACCAGCCAGATAATACGGGGTTTTGGGTAGAAACAATGAGATGGATAGCAGAGTACGCCCCGTCAATTTATGCGGGGCTTGCAGCAATTGGGGTGTCGTCATTGATGGCAATAAAAGACGGAAAACCAAAGAAATACATAGTAACTGCGTCATGCGTGTGCGGAATTATCGCACTCAGTCTGAGCGGTCTTTTACAGCATTTTGGACTGCCCGATAACTCAGCGGCGGCACTGGGTGGCGCAATAGGCTTTGTTGGGGCGGATAAATTACGGGATATAGTGATTAACATTGTAGCCCGTCGCACTCGTGGAGATGGTAACGATGGTGAATAATTTTGGTTTCAGTAAGCGCAGTGAAGTGAATTTAGTTAACGTCCACCCTGCATTGGTGCGTGTGGCTCGTCGTGCGATCCAGTTAACATCCGTGGATTTTACTGTTATTGAGGGGCTACGTAGTGTGATTAGGCAGCGTGAGCTTGTGAGCCAGGGCAGCAGTCAAACATTAAACAGTCGTCACTTAACAGGCCACGCTATTGATTGCGTGCCAATCATCAACGGTGTTATCCCTTGGAATGATAAATCTACGTTCAAAGCGGTGTCTGATGCCATGTTTCAAGCCGCAAAAGAGTTAGGTGTAAAAATTCGTTGGGGTGGTGACTGGAATGAAAATGGACGCAGTGATGATGAGCGTTTCTATGATGGCCCCCATTTTGAACTGCGCCGCCAAGAATACCCATAAACATTATGTGAGTGGAAAGGGTGATAGGGCGCCTTGCTTATATCCTGTTAATTTTAATATGAATTAGGTTTAACCATGAATAGCATAAGGATTTGGCTAATTATCCTGTCATGCGGTGCGCTAGTTACCCTGTCACTTATTGCGATGCATTACAGCAACAAGGCGGATAAAGTCGAGGGTGAGCGCAAGCAGCTTGCCGCTGACCTGTCTTTGACGAGCACCACGCTGGCGACTCAGTCGTTTCAATTTCAGTCATTTAATGAAATTGCCAGCAATGCTAACCAGTATGCGGCCCGCGTGGGAGCCGAAATTAAGGAGAGAGAAATTGAATATCGCACGATTATCAAAGTCGAGCCTTGTGCTGATAAGTACATCCCTGATGTTATTGCTGACCGGCTGCTCAGCTACACCGAAAGTCTACGTTCCCGCGCCTTATACCCCGATACCGGAAAAACTGACAGCGCCGCTAGTCGTTCCATTACCGCCCGCCGCTTAACCTATGCGCAGGCTGTTTTGTGGATTGAGCCGTTATTAGGTTTGCTGGATGAAGCCAACAAAGACCGGCAGAGTATTCGAGAAATAGAGCACATCCGGGCAACACCCGCACCGCAATCATAAATATCAGGCCCGCACATCGCGGGCTTTTTTTACCCGTCAGTGATATTGACATATGGTAACGAATTCGTTACCGTTAACTCATGAAGATAAAATATTACACCACACCAGACGACGTGATACCGCTGCAAAAGTGGTTATCTAAAAACCGCTCTGCCATCAGTAAAGTATTAGCCGTTGAAGAACGCTTAAAGCTTGGAAATTTATCCTCAGTGAAGTGGTTATCCGGTCGGCCCGGCATTGGAGAATATCGGGTTAATTGGGGCGCAGGCTTGCGGGTTTATTTGATGAAAGACGGCGATGAGATAATTATTTTATTGTGTGCTGGATTCAAAGACACGCAAGACAGCGATTTAGGCAAGGCGCAAAGTTACCGCGCTGATTATTTAAAAAGAAGGGGTTAATTATGCCAGCAACAGACAGTAATAAAATGTGGGCTGACTTGCTCCATGATGACCCGGCAGCAAGTCAGGATATTTTAGCTGAAGTGCGTCAGCGTATTCTTGAAGGTGAAATAGAAGTCGCAAAGGGAATGTTGAGAACACTGATTAAGGCTACATGCGGTTATCCGGCAATTTCTGATGATGTAGGCCGTAACTCAAAGTCTATTATGAGAATGTTGTCGCCAGATGTTGACCCCGGCATTAAGGCGTTTATGAGCGTCGTCAATGCAACGGAGCGACATTCACAAAAACCCGCATAA